GACGGCCGTACCGCGCACAGTAAACCCTGTTTCGTGCATAACCGATTGCAGCGCCGCCATATTGCGCCAGTCGATGAACAGCACCAGCACGCCGCCGTCGGTCAATACTTTTTTGGCCAGATTGCAGGCATCGGTCATCAGCTGCCGCCAAGCCATCGGGTGCAGCGATTCGCCGTCGATATCCGGCAATGTTTTCTGATAACTGGCATTAGAGCTGACGTATTTGGTTTTCGACGATTTCAGCATCTCTTTAACGGTAAAGCCGCCAGAGCCATAGGGCGGATCGGCAATAACGGCGTCCACGCTGCCGGGCTGGATATCGGTAGCGATATCGCGAAAGTCATTGTTATACAGCACGAAACGACCGTCGGGTCCGTCCAGTCGGTGTACTGCTTGCGCTATGTATTGGCCGCAGGCATGACAATGGTTGTCTGTCTGTCTGTCTGTCTGTCTGTCTGTCTGTCTGTCTGTCTGTCTGTCTATTAAAATTGTCATGCGGTATCGTTTCCATAGCAAGCTTTTAGGTATTGATAATTTATTTTTCTTCAGTGACGTCGAAGCGCCCCGACAGCTCGGCCGCCGCAAAGGCCAACTGCATGATCTTGACCAATTCATTGCTGTCCATGGTGCCGTAACTGCTCAGCAGCTCATCGCGCAATGCTTCCAGGCTGCCTGCCTGCTCGACCTTGCTGCCGATCGCGTCCACCCAGCCCTTGATCGAAGCGCCAGCAGCTGCAGACAGAAGCTCGGTCTGCGCATCGACCGGCGTATTGTCGATATCGTCCGGCTGAGCGGGTTTGTTCTGTTCTCCCGCCAGCGCCGCCAATGAGGCCGCCGCCTGCTGGGCCGGTTCGGCGGGCAGGGATTGGGGCCCTGCCGTTAAAATAGCTTCACCTTCCTCGGGCTCGGGGATCTTCAGTTTCTTGTTCACATAACTGACCGGAATTCGGGCGCCGGCGGCGGCCAACTTGGGCAGGGCGTCGGCATACAACGCCAGATCGTCCGGTTCCTGCGTGTCGCTGACGAAGCTCGGGCTGCGGTTGTCCGCGAACAGGCCGTTGAGCATGGCCATCGGATAGACCAGGTGCGCGGACAAGGTCTGGTCGAGCTGCGTGGCGTCGTCGTCGCGGATGTCCAGGCGCACCTCGTTGTGCACGTCGCCCAGCGCGCGGTTGCCGTTGGCGGCCGTGGAACTGGTCAGCGTGCCGCCCAGGATCGCTTTCGATTGCGCCGCCTCGCACCAGTCGATCATGGTCTTGAAGGAGTCGGCGTTGCCGGAGGCCAATACGCTTTGCAGCTCCAGCTGCATGCTGTCGGGGATGATGCCGGCGGCGTTGTGGCCGATGCTCAAGACAGTGCGCAGCAGGTCGCGCTTCTCCTTGTCGCTGGCCGTGGCCGGGTATTTGCCGACCCGGATCGGCAGGCCGTAGATTTCCAGGAACTCGGCCAGGTCGCGCACCGAATAGTTCTTGAACAGATACGGCCAGGCCAGCGAGCGATACAGCCCGGTGCGGGCGATATAGCCGGCGCGGGACTTGTGCTGGTGCACGATCCAGCCGAACGGCTGCAGCGGCACGCCGTAACTGGCCCCGCTGTCGCGCAGGTGCAGCGTGTTGCGTTGGTCGGGCGGACAGGTGAACCAGGACGGCGGGCGGTGCTCGATCCGGCTCGGGAACCAAAGCCCTTGCGCGGTGCGGCCCCAGCCCAGTTCGAGGCAGGCATAGCCGTGGCCGATGGCGTCCAGCGCGTCCATGCGCAGGCTGCCGATGTCCAGCTCGTCGCGGATCAGGTCTTCCAGCCGCTTAGTGTTGGCCTCCTCCTGCGCCGTGGCGTTGCGCGGCGGTTCCAGCTTCCAGTCCAGTTTTTTGACCGCCATTTCGCGCTTGTGCATCTCGGCGTCGATGTGCGTGTCCTTCTCGCGCATGTCCATGTACAGTTCGGCCTGGGCGATCATGTCGCCCTGTTCGGCGTCCAGCAGAATGGCGGCCAGCCGGGCCGGCGTCAGGCCCTTGGACGGGTGGCCCGCGAACTCGCGGTGCAGATGGGCGGCGCGCGGCGAATCGGTCTGCCGCTCCCTGACCTGCGCCGGGGTCAGCTTTTGTTTAAACCAGTCGAAAAAAATCATTACCAGGCTCCATCGGAGGCAAATTCTTCATCGTCCCAATGCCGGCTGTCTTTGGCCGGGATGGGGGTGTATTCAATCACCTGGGCATCCTGCTGGCTGGCGAAATAGGCCAGCGCTTTCGAGATGGCGCTGTCGCCGTGGCGCTGGTTGCTGCCGGTTTCGGTCTTGGCCTTGGGCAGCTTGATGATGCCGCCTATGACCTGCAAGGCCCGCAGGTCGTTGAGCTGGTCGGCGTCGGCTGGCAAGGTCAGCTTGCCGTCCTCGAACGCCGCCTTGAATTGGGTCATGTTTTCCAGATACCAGGCGTCGGACAGCTTGACCTCATGGATGCGGCCGGAGCCGTAGCGGTGCCGGGCCTGCTCGGCCAGATACATGCCGTTGCCGCCCGCGTCCAGGGCGCCGCCGATCAGCTTCGGCAGCCGGTCGACGATGTAAAACAGGATCTGCTCCTGCTGCTTGAACGGGATGTTGCGCAGTTCGACGCTGAACGGGACGGTGCGGTGCAGGTCGCTGCCGATCTGGATCGGCTCGATTACGGTCAAGTCGCCCAGGCGTCCGAAGTCCTCGCCGAAGGCGTGCTGCAAGGCGGGGTCGAGCTGCTTCAGCAGCGGCAGCAGGGTTTCCTCGCACCAGTCCTTGATCTCGGCCTCGCGCAGATGCGCCGGCCATTCGTTAAAACTGTTGTCCTTGGCGAGCCGTATAACGGGATAGCGCGCGTCCATGCGCGCTTCGATCAGCACGCGGCTCAGGGCCGCCCCGCCGGACTGGCTGGGGATGCAGAAATATTCCTCGTCGGCGGCTTCCTTGCTGGGCGCGTTGTCGATGGTTTTCTGGCGCCAGGCGGCCTCGGCTTCCGGGCTCCATGGCTGGCCGGTCACATAGCAGATGCGTTTGAACACGCCGTCTTTTAACGCGTCGTCCAGGGTGATGCGGTGCACGCTGTAGGGCTTGCGGCCGGCGCGCGCGTCCTCGACATACTGATTGTATTCATTGTCGACGCCGTTGTGGGTGCTGATGATGCGCACGCGGGCACCCCACATGGTCAACGCCATGGCCGCCTTCAGCAGCTCGTGGAGCGAGTCGTGGAACGCCGCCTCGTCGATGACCACGTCGCCCTGCATGCCGCGCAGGTTGGAGGGGCGCGAGGACAAAGCCGTGATCTTGAAGCCCGAGTTCGGGAAGCGGATCGTATAAGTCAGGATGTCCTTGCCGCCGTCCTCGTCCTTGAAGATGTCTTCCGAGACGGCGCCGGCCAGCTGGTTGAACGCCTTGGCGAACAGCGCGCAGGCGGCGATATACTCCAGCGCCATCTCCTGCCGGCTGCCGACATAAAACACATTACGCCCGCCCCGGCGCTTGGGTTTGGCGGCAGTGATGACATTGCTGGCCGCCTCGGCCCAGGTCAGGCCGGTCCGGCGCGACTTCTCAGCGATCTTGACTTCGGATTCGTCCTCGAACCAGCGGGCCTGGTAGCCCAGCAGGACCGGTTCATGCTCCGGGAAATAGTCGCCGGTTTGCAGTTCTTCGACCGTCGCGCTCATTACTTGCCGATCAGTATGCGTTTGATGGAGGCTTCCAGCTCGGCGCTGATGCCGTCGTTCTTGAGTTCCTGCGTCAGCTCTTCAGCCGCTTCCTGGCGGACCTGCCGGCGGATCTCGGCCTTGTATTTCTGCGACATAATATCGATACGCCCCAGATCCGCGATCGCTTTGGCGACCTGGCTGCTGGTCTTGGCCAGCAGGTGCGGATCGTCGCCCGCTTGTTCTGCATCGCGCAGCGAGATCGATATTCTGAGCAGTCTAGTCTGCATCGTGCGGATCGTCGCTTCGCGCACCACGCCTTCCAAATCCTCGTTTTCGGCCAGCGCAGCCTTGGCGAGTTCGCCTATCTGCATATTCTCGGCCATTACAAGCTCGAACTGCTCCTGATACTCAGAGCCATAGCGAAAAGCCGAAGTCTTGCTGATGCGCACCGCTAGGCCTTCCTCGGCCAGACGCTCGTTCAGCCAGGCGGTCAGGCCCGCGTAATCGGCAAAGCCGCCGGCCACCAGGCGTGCGTTAAATTCTCTCTGAATTTTTAGCGGGACTTCGGTCTTGATCCGTGAGCGCTTGGCCATCAGTTGATCTCGTCGGGGCGCGGACGGCGGATGCCGGGGATGTCGCGCAGACCTTCTACTACTTCAAGACCATCGCCGGTCAAGGTCGCGATGTGTACGCCACCGACCGCCTGATCGACGACCGCGTCGGCGACTTGGTCCAGCCAGGACAGTTCGATGTGCAGCTGGTCGCGGTTGATGGCGTGGCCGCGCTCGCGCAGTTGGCCGATCAGAACTTCCTGATGCGCCATGTAGCCGGGCTGGCTGCGCAACAGTTGCAAGATGAGCAGGCGTAAATCGGCGCGGTTATCGGCCATGGAATCCCCCTGATAGCATGATGTTGTGTATGTCTTTCAAATTGTCGGCAATCACGGACAGTTGGCCTTCCATCATCTTGGAATTGGCCAGCACTTCGTCAACGCGACGGTGGATTGCCTTCATGTCCTCGACGCCGATGGCGTTCTCGATGTCCGATTCGATGCGCGACAGCCGCTCGCTGTGCTGCTCGATGCGTCGGGAAATGGCGTCCTTGGATTGCTTGATGTCGTTTTGCAGGTCGGTTTTCATGGCCTTCAATTCATCAGCGGCGGCCTTGCTGCGGTTGCTGATCGCGACAAACAAGGCCAGGCTGAAATTCATGACAAACAGCAGCACGGTCCAAAAGTTGAAATCGAAATTAACGCTCATCGCCCCAGTCTCTCCAGGCGTTCCTCGGCGCTTTTGCAATTCACGCACAGCGTGACGCCTGGGATCGATTGCCGGCGCGCTTGCGGGATTTCGTTGCCGCAGGTTTCGCAATGCGTGAGCGAGTAGTTTTTCAGGTTGAATGCCTGCCGCTGTCGGTGTTGCAACAGCGGCAGATCAGTATGAAATTGCTCGGCATGGCCGATTTTCTCGTCATCATTCATGTGCTGCGGGTTGAGCAGCGGTTCCAGTCCTTTCATGGTCGTCCCTTGTTGATCGAATAATGGTTTCCAGGGTTTCGGCGTATTGGCGCAGCCTGCGCTGGCGCTCGGCCAGGCGCTGGTAAACGCCGTCGCTCAGGCAGGCCAGCTCAGTGCCCGCGATCGACGGCAGCACCGGGCGTGCGGGCAGGGGCATCGGCGGCAGAACCCCGGCCGGTGCCGGGGCGGGGCTCTGGCAGCCAGTCATTGTCAAAATCAGCGCGGGCAGGATCAGGCGTTTGGGCATCGAGCGTCTCCTTGCGGTGTTGTTCATGGAGTTGTTCCAGTTCGGCGTCGAGCATTTGACGCCGTTTGATGTTTCGATGGGCGGCAGCGGCGGCCTGCATGGCGCCGGTGATTTGCGCCAGGCGCTGCTTGCGGCGGCGGTTGATAAAAAAGCTGACAATCACGATCAGCGCGGCCAGGGCCGGGCCGATGCATAGAACGATGGTCGCAAGCATCAATGCCCCCTAACTTCAAAGCGGCTGCGGCGGCGCTTAGTTTTGTGGCGAGGCATTACCGGTACGGAGCCAACCGCAGGGGAACAGTTAAAAAGAAGAAATACTTGCCTCCAGCTCAACATCATGGCTTATCTCCATGGCCGTTCCAGCCCGCGCGCTTGAATTTGCGATCGATGCCGATGTAGCCCAAGCCGTTGGTCACAAGCACAGCGGCGGCATCCGCGTCGAACAGGTCCATGGCGAACCCAGCCAAACCGAAGATAATGGCAATCCATCCTGCCGTTTTCGTGACCCAGCTCATAACGCCGCCTCCCGGTTGATGTTGAAGTATCTGAAGAAGGCGCGGCACGGCATGTGCAGCAGTAGCTGGAACTGCACGGCGCGGCCTTCGGCGCAGATTTCATCTTGGCGTTCTGCGGAGGCGTTCATTTTTCGATGCTCGGCTTTGAGTTGTTCGAGCAGTTCGGCGTGTCGGGACAGCAGTTGTTTTACTTCGGGAGTCATTGATGGTTTCCTTCAAACAAAGCGCGCTCGGCGGCGCGGCGGGTGATTAGGCCGTTCAGCTTCTGTTTTTTGCCGTTCACGGTGCCGTAGACCCAGCGGTCGAATTCGGCGCCGGCGCCGGCGTAATCGCCAGCGTGCAGTTTCTTGCGCAGGGTGGATTCGGCGTAATTGCCCTGGCCGACGTTGAAAATGAACGAGACCAGCGCGTCGAACTGGTTTTGACTGAGCGCGACCGGTGTCACGGAGCGCAGGAACAGGGCGGTCTGGGCCACGTCGCGCTGCAGCAGGTAATCGGCCTGGTCCTCCGTGATGCGCAGGCGCGACTGGGTCTCGCGGCTGACGATCCGGCTGCGCTTGCTCTCGGTGATCATGCGGGCCAGCGCCTCGGCCGTGATGCCTCGGAACAGCTTGGCGTCCCAGGCCGGCATCAGCACATGGCCGTAGCCGATGGTCAGGCGGTTGGCGGGGCAGAGATAAGCGCGCAGGCGCAGGCTTTCTGAGTTTTTGATCAGATCGAGGCAGGCGGCGGTAACGGTGGTCGGGTTGTTTGTGTTCATGCCGCCAGTGTAGGCGGCGCTGGGCGGGGTTGGAATTAAAGCAGTTTAGTTAGTGCGATCACGCAAACAGGTCGTTCTGCCGGCGCTTGACGTCTTCGGCGCGCTGGTGGTTGATGATCTTGTACAGCCATTGCAGGCTGATGCCGTATTCCCGGCACAGCTGGCTGTGATTGCGGCCGGTGAACTTCTCCCAGATTTCCAGATCGCGCTGGGACAATTCGTAGTCCTTGCCCTTGGCGATGTAAACCATCTGGCCGCCCCAGCTCTTCCTGATCTTCTCGGCGGCCTGGTGCGCGACCTGGCTGGATTGGGCCGCGTCGATGCCGGCAGCGGTCAGGCTGGACGTGACGATGGCTTGCAAATCAGCTAGGATTTCAGGGTAATGGTCGGGGAATTGGTCAAGGGATGCGGTCATGACGGTCTCCTGAGCTGGCGTATGAGTTTATAAAGTCTTGTATTATAAACTATTGGTTTATTATAAGGCACAAAAAAGCCCCGACTGGCGGGGCCTTGTTAACGAATGGCAGGCTATTCGGCTACCGCATCCTCGAACCTTATTAGCAGAAAGCGGTCTTTCTTGGTGCATCCGTTTTCTTTGACTAGATACCTGGCCGCCGTGTATTGACAGATGCCTTCAATGACGCCTTGCTTGATCTTGCTGCCGATAGGCAGTGGTGCCTGAATGTTGTTATCCTTGAACCAGCGGTCCTCGGCTTGTCTGTGCAAGTCATCAACAATACTGCTCATGCCGTCCAGCTCCTCAACATCCCTCATGGTTAAATCCCACCCACACCATTTATCAAGCTCTCTCGCTAACTCGTATCCGTCCATGTGATGCCTGTAATACTCGGCGATTGTATCCGCATCGGCGTCATCAAGCTTATTGGCGATCAGCTTTGCAGCTTCCAGGATCATTTCTTTGGTAACTATCGGTCTAGCTATGCTCATACGATTTACGCTCCTCTTTAATTTGTTTTTCAAGCTTGTTGATCTGCGCCAGCAAGGCTTCGTCGCCGCTGGCCGCGTGTAGTTGCCTGATGCCGTTAAGTTCGCCCATCAGGCGTGTTAAAACGTGGTTTTTCTCGCCCTGCTTAACGCGCTCGTCCGGCGCATAATCCAGATAGCGCTTTTCGAACAGCCAGCCCTGGGCCATCTTGCGCACCTGGCCGGGCGCCAGTTGCTTGCCGGCCTCTTTCCTGGCGGCCTCGACGATCTGCCGGTATTGCTCGTCGGTCAGCTCGCCGAGCTGGTGCCAGCGCATCGCGGCTTCGTTGCGCCCTTGCTTGTGCCCGAAGGCGTTCCAGAAGGCCGCGAACCATTTGCGCTGGCGCTCGCTCAATTCCCGGTACCAGTCCTTGCCGGTCTGCGGCTTGCCTTCGGTCGGCTGGCCGTAGCCGTGCCGGGTCAGGGCGTCCCACAGGTCCTCGGCGTACTTGATCGCGGCGGGGAGTTTCGGCAGTTCCGGCAGGCTGCGGATAATGACGGCCTGGATGAAGCGTTTTTTGCTCATTTTGGAATCCCTCGCCAGACATAGTCGCCTTTATCCTCTGTTATGGCCGGCTCGCTGTCCTTGCATGGGCATTGATAGCCTGATAAACGATCTGACACTGGCCTCCAGAAGTTTCTAACCTTTCCGTTTGGGACATGATTATCTTCTTCTGCATCTTCCATATTGAACTGTTTTAATACCCATTTCGCTTCTTGAGACGAGCATCGCTGAGCTCGCTTACTAATGCTGACATGGTATTCTGGCCCAATATGTTCGGCTCCTGGTTCGTCTTTTGCGACTTCAACGGCCGATATCACGCATAGGTCTGAATCCATATGTCGAAAGGCAATGGCATCGAATCCCATTGTTATCCATTGCGGAAGAGGGGGCAGTTGTATCCAGCCACTGCCATGTGGTTTTTTGGGTGAAATTATTGCGTTCGTGCTCATGGGATCAACTCCATAATGCCCAGCCCGGCATAATAGGCCGCGATCAGATAAAACCGGTCGCTTTTGAAACCGATCCCCATGACCAGGCTGGCAAGCGCCAACAGCAAACAGAGATTTAAAAAGCTCATGCGCTTTCCGCCTCCTGCGCCATGGTGGCCGGCCCTTCTTCTGAGTCAACAAATTCAAGCTCTTTTAGCCAAAAGGTTGTTACGGTTTCTTTGGCGCTGGCTGTCGGGTCCAGTTTGACGTGTAGCAAATTGGCATCGCAACTGTTGGCTCTTATGACAACGCCCGTTCTTCCTGGGTATTTTGCGCCGCCTATGCGCGTCTGGTTCTTTTTAACGATGACCTTTTTTCCGGCATGTTCTGTATTCATTTCGCCTCCCGCCCTTCGCGCTGGGCATTCTTCATCAGTCCCGCGATGATCCCGGACAGCTCGCTGCCATCGCAGAATTCCAGCGCATCCTTTTTATACATGCGCTTTGCCATCGCGCCGGCGTACTCATACGGCCGCCCGGCATCGGCCAGCAGCGCCTCGATCTTGCGCAACTGCGCGGCGCGTTCGGAGGCGCTACCGATCGAATGCGGCCGGCGGCCGGCCCGTTTGGGGTTGGTAAAGTTGGCCCCGGCGCGCTCCAGGTGCGCGACCACTTTGCTGATGCCTTCAGGCGTCAGATCCTTGGCCGACTTGACGCCGCCTATGGTCATCAGCATGGCACGGTAGGTCTCGTCATCGAGGCCCAGCTGCTGCTTGCCGATGTGGATCTTGCCGATCGCGGCGTGGCGGCGGGCGGCGTGCTTGGGGTTTTTATAGTTTCTGTTCCTGATTGTAGCCATGTGTCTGCTCTTGTTGTTTTTGCTGTCCGGGCGGCCGCGATCGGGCCGCCCGTGCAGGGAGGGTTAGTAAAAGGCACGTCCGGCCATGCCGGCGAGGGTCTGGCGCTCTTCGCCTGTTTGCCTGACCAGGTCCGCGCGGAGCGCCTCGGGCGCGTTCGGCGCCTCGTGAATGTGCACCCGCTGGCGTTTGGGCCGGTTTTCCCGTGCTTTCCGCAGACGGCGGTTATGCAGCCACTGTCTCCAGGGTGTCGCATAGCGGCCGCGCATGAAATCGACGGCCAGCCGGTTGTCCAGGCGCTGGCCGGCTTCTTTTGACGGGGCTATCTTGACGCCCATTTCGGCCGCGAATCGCTCCGAGGTCAAAGAGATGTCCTTGATCGGCGTTTTTTCCAGCCATGCCAGAATTTCGGCTTGGTCGTACGGCATCCCGCTTCTTTTTTTTGCCTTGGGCTTCGGCATGTCGAGTTGCTGAATTCTAGCAGCCAGTACGACTTTAAAAAGCTTGACACCTGCCAATTCGGCGATCCGCTTGCGGTCGATCATTTCGATAGCGGGTTCAGTCATTGAAGGATTCCTCCGTCTGGTCGCTTGATTCCATCAATTCATGCCAGTCGGCATAGTTGTCAGAACTGAAGCTGGCATAAAAATCCCCGTGGCTTTCTTCCAGCGTTAGCCAGCCTTTTTCTTCCAGTGATTTGGCCGTGCGCAATGAATGATCGGAATAACGCCCGCTGACCAGAACCTGGCCTGTGGGGTAGACATCCGCCAGCTCGCTCAAGAGCGCTTTTTGTTTTTGGGTTAATCTCATGACTATAGCCCCGCAATGTCCATGGCGATCTGCTGATACTTGTCGGTATCGCCGACGCGCTCGTACAGGCGCAGATACTGGGAGGTGGCCGTGATCTGGATGCTGTCTTTCAAGGCTTCCATGGCCTGCTGCCATTTCGCGTCCTCGATTTTCAACCGCATGAGGCCGAAAATGCGGGCCGTGTTGATGTTGCCCTGCTTGTCGGTCTGGAAAGCGTGCTCGACCAGGGCCTTGATGTTGGCGTTGCTGTCCGCCGTCCATTCATGAATACACTCGTCGATCAATTGCTTGGCGATGTGCAGGCGCTCGTCAAAGTTCAGGCTGTCGCTGACGGCCAGCAGCACCTTGTATTTGCCGTCATAGCTGACCAGCGACAGATTGCCCTTTTTGCCGCCCAGCTTGGTGTTGTATTGGTCGGCGGCAATCTCAAGAAAGGCGGCGATATCGGCCAGCGCTTTGTTTTTGAACAGGCGCATTTGCTCCTGCATGATCTGGGCATTCCAGATGATGCGGGTAACGGTGTCGTCGCGCAGCAGATCAAGAGGTTTGATGGCAGAGACCGGCACCAGGCGGCCGAACGAATCGGCGCGGTAGCCGTCAGGGATGGGGAAGGGATTTTTCAGAGGATTTGTGCTCATGGTGTTACCTAAATTCAAAGCTTCATAGCGCCCATGCCGGAGGGTGGCATGGGCGGGTTGGGTTTTAGTGCAGCGCGCGATACGCGATTGGGCGCTTGGGCCGTCGGGCTTGCCAGCGGCGGCGCGGATTCATGGCCGGCGCGACCATGGCCCGATGCCAGACGACCTCGACGCCGTCCACGTTCGCGGCATAGGTGAAGTAATGGCCGCGCCCGTCATGGCCTTGGCCCTTGTAGTGCGAAGCCAGTTGCCAAGTCGCCTTCGTGGCCAGCACCGTGATGCAGGGCGCATCGCCGAAGCGCGCGGTCACGATCACGAAGCCCATGGCGATCAGCTTTTCGGCCACTTGGGCGACCAGGCCGGGGTTCTGTTCGTTGGGCATCACAGAACCCCCTTGGTGTCCAGGTCGCGGGCGGTGCGGCGGCGCGCGATCGAACGGCGCTTGGCTTGCAGGGTGTCGAAAAGGCCCGTGCAGCGGTCAAGGAACAGATCCAGGCTGGCGCGGCGGCGGGCGTGTTTCAGCAGTTCGTTATGCGGACGGATCATCGTTAAAACTCCTGTACGGTATAGCCGGCCAGGCTGGGCAGTTCGCGCGGCATGGGGCGGACGGTAAAGGTCGGCGCATCGCCGCTGGTGTCCATGTCGACCACTTCAAAGCCTTGGCAGGCCAGTTTGCTGACGTGTTCGGCGAGTTCCGCCAGTTGGGTGCTGTCAAGTTTTGCCATGTCGCGGGCTCCTGTCGTTTGGGATGGGATGGCGCGCCGGATGCGCGCCGCCAGGTGGTTGAAAAGTCTTTTCATTCGTCGTCCTCGTCGGTTCTAGGGCCAAAGCTGATATTGATTTGGGCGTCCTCGTTGGCATACAGCACAATGCTGTATGCCGCTATGCCGCCGTCTACGCATACGCGCTCGATCGTGGGCGCGGCGATAAAGCCGGGGCCGGTTCTGTCGATTACTACGCTCATGCTATAGGCCCTCCTCAACCAGTCGCCACGCAAATGCGCGATAAACCTTATTTTCGGCATTGCAGTTATGGAATCTTTCGTATTCGCATAGGGGCCACATCTTTGGACGAGGCAACCCTAATCGAAGCCGGGCGCGATAGTTGGAGCCTCTCCGTACTAATGAGCGCCAACGGCAATGCTCCACCATCATTTTTCGGCGTTTAACGCCTCTTTTAACTGCACAGAACTTTCTCATTTCATATCCCCTTGTTTGCCGTGTTCACAATTCCGGCAGGCCCGCCAATGCGACAGGCCGATCGGATTCGATGGGCGCTGCTTGCTGGAATATTCCAGACATTCTGAGCGCTTTAACTCGATGTTAAGGTGCGGGCAGAGTAGCCGGCCGAATGCGTCCTCGAATTTCTCCAGGATGTTTTTCGGGTTAGCCGGATATTTGTCCCTGACCACGAGGCTGACCGTACAGCGCGGCACGCCCATTTTGGCCGCCACTTGTGTGATGTTGGTCCGGGCGACTTCGGCCTTTAACCGTGCTAATGATGCTTGATTAGGCATTGACTTTACTCCAGACGACCTCGCCGAGATTCGGGTCGAATATTTGCGCGCAGCGCTGGATCATGGGCGGCCTCGGGCCGGTGTTCTTTGAGGGTATAAGCGCATAGCGGCCGGATCTGTCTCGGGTCAGATAGCCGGCTCTTGTCAGCTTTTTAAGGTAGTCATGTGCCGTTATTTCGGTGATCGGATTGGCCTCCGTGGAGGCGAACGCGACCAGCTCCTGGACGGTGACGGCTCGCCCCAATTGGCGCAGGGTGCGCCACATGTTCTCGGTGCCATACCCCGTTGTGACGGGTGTTCCGTCTTTTTTCAGCCGGGGCGCCTCGACGCCTTGGTCTTTGATGAGCGTATAGACTTTGTTGTCTTCCAGGCTCAAAAAACCGCCGGCTGTCAGGGCGTTAACATAGGCGCGCGTGCTGGTGCGATGGATCGCGCCAGACAGCTCGCCGACCAGTTGCGGCAGGGTAAACTGGCGCAGAACGCGGATTTTCTCCCACATGATCTGGCGCGGCTCTTTGCCGCCTTCCATTTGTAAATGCACAGGCTTACGACCGGACACTCTAGACATGGGCGGCCTCCTTCGCATCGATATAGTCAATGGCGGCGGCGCCGGCGGCGATCAGTTCTTTCAGCTCCTCTTTGGTCAGCGTCAGCATGCCGACCGTGTTGCGGTTAGCGCATATCAAATGCAATGAAATAGCAGGCTCCTTGCTGTTTTCCCTTACGGCCAGCCTCATGCTGGCGGCCCCTGAAAACACGCGCCCCCCGGCGCGATCGTCTGCGTATGTCTCTACTTGCATTACTTAAACCCTACGTTTTGGCGCTTCGCCAGTGTAAAAATTGACCTTGTTTTTCTGGCAGATCGCCAGGTCGATATAGTCGGCGCCCAGCATTTCGGCCTCTTCGCGGGCTTGGTCCAGGTTGACGCAGACGCGGCGCACGCTGCCGTGGCTGATGTCGACCAGATGCGCCAGCAGGTCGTCGCCGCAAGCGATACCGGGCGCGTAGACTTGTGCCAGCAGGCGCGCGTCGTCCAGTGAGACGGGCAGGGCGGGCACAAACGACAGGATGCGGCCGTGGAACCGTTCCCATTTTTTCAGCTTTTGCGGCAGGCTTTCCTCGCCGATGATCAGGATCGGCGCCTGGCTGCCCTCGTAGATATCGCGGACCAGCTCGACGGCTTTTTTGTCGACCAAGTGGTCCATTTCGTCGACGACCAAAGGCCGCCCGGAGGCGCTCAGCTGGTCGCAGATTTGGTCGAGCATTTCGCCGGTGGTCTGGCCGGCCTTGATGCCCATCTCCAGCAGGATCTTCTGGAGCAGCACTTTTTTGCTCCAGATCGATTTGACCTGGACGTAATAGCCGCGCTGGGCGTTGCACAGGAAGTTGCTCGACAGGCTTTTGCCCCAGCCGCTCGGCCCGTAAAAACAGACCAGGCCCGGCAGATTGGTCGAGCGCGACAGCGCGCGCTCCAAGGCGGTCTGGCATTGCGCCAGGTTGCCGATTTGCGCGATGCCGGCTGCTTGCGTGACGGGATTATCGTGTTGTATCATCATATTTCACTCATTTTTGTTGTTAGTGTTACAGAGCGCCGCTGGATTGCTCGTCAGCGGCATAAGTGCGGATCCAGCTTCTGCCGTCGGCGGATTTTGGATACGCGATGTAAAAATGGCGCAAGCCTTCGGGGATGTCCTCGCCGGCTTTTACCCGTTGATCCAGTTCGCGCCAGAAGTTAAAGCGCTCCCTGGGTTGGTCGCTCGTGGGAATGGTTGCCGCCATTTCCACGGGCCGATTCTCGACACGCAGCGCGGCTGCGCGCATGCCGGGGATTTCTTCAATGGGCAGGGCTTCCAAAGCCTTGCCGCCATGTCTTTCCGCATCGATCTCTTCCAGTATTTTTTCGGCGCGTTTGCGTCGGCCGGCGGCGCGTCGATCGCGTGCCTGTTCGATGACGGGCTTGGGGAAATAGTCCCTTGAGTTGCCGTTAAACTCGGCTTTGCACAGAAACCGGCCGTCCTCGTCATAAACCCAGACCCACTTGGCGTCATGGATGTCATAGCCGATTTGCAGTTCTTCGCCGTGGCGGGTCGCCAATTCGCTGTTGAAGTAGCGGTTGCTGAACAGATTGATCTCGGCGCGCAGAATCTTGCGCACCACGCGCGGCCTGAACAGGATATCGGCCTCTTCGGGAGTGACCGTGTGGTGCTGATAGCCGTCGATCGTGTTCATCTTGCGCGTCCGGTACTCATAAGGGCTCATGTGCCGGCGCTTGCCGGTTTCGGTATCCATAATCGTGGGCAGACTGCTGTGCGGCCGGTTGTTGTAGATTTCCATCGCGTCCTCGCAGGTCGCGATAAAATTGGCCCAGCTGATCGGCAGGCGGATCAGGCCGTTCTTGTCGCCGCGACGGCTCTCTTTGTGAAATTGTTGAGCGGCTTCGCGGTCCATGTCCCAGCCGATATAGCTGTCCAGCGCCTTGGCCAGCGGAATCCATAAGGATTTATGGAGCCGCTCGATCACGCCACGCGCCTGGCTGTTGTACGGCAGGGAATGCTTTACCTCAGTCCCGAACCGGCCCAGAATGCCGACGGCCTCGTCTTTCAGCATTTCGTTGGCATAGCCTGAGCCATTATCGACATAGAAGATGGCCGGAATGCCCGAGCGCGTAAACGCATGGCGTAGCGCGTCGACTGTGGTCAGCGAGGCTTCGGACAATGACACGGAAAAGCCGGTGACGGAGCGATCGCCCACGTCGACGATGGCCGTAACCTCGGGCCGGAACGGACGGCCATGAAAAGGATGCTGGACTTCGGCATCAAAACAGTGACCATCGGCGGACCATACATCGTTCGGCCACAAATCCTCAAAAGCCCGGCGCACAAAGGGCTTGATGCTTTTCAGTTCGCGCGGCCCCATGCGGCCTTTTTCGACGTGAATCTTGGGCAGCATTTCCAAAAAACGCCTGACTTTGTGAATGCTTGGGCAGTCGCTGCCATGATATTGGCTTTTAAATTCTGCATAAGCCATTGATACGCTGGGCTTTTGTGGGCGTTGATAGCATTTTAAAAAGTCGCCCGCCCAGGCCGGCATGGCTTGGCTTTTTTGTTTGACCTTGGGCACGAGGCTGTCGGCTTTGATCCAACGCCGGATCGTGCGGTCGCAGGGTACTTCATTATTGGCGCCGCGCTTGTCGCGTGCCAGTTCCAGCTGGCGAGCCAGGACCGGGCTGAGCTGGCCTAGCTTGGCCAATGTCAGCAGCGTATTGATAGCCGTATCTTGTGAACAGTTGGTCTCTGTTTGCAGGCGGGCGATCTCGGCGACTATGGCCTTGCGCGCGTCGCGCTCCAGGCGCTGGGAGTCGGTGATGGTCAGGCCGTCGAACTCGGCCACGGCCGGCAGCTGCTCGGGCTCGATCGTAGCCGGCAGGCAGGCGCTAATGCGCTGGCTTTCTAAATATTGGCGCGTGTCTCTAGGTAGCGCGATCTCGGGATATTCACGGCCGCCGCCTTTGCCGGCGCGCTGACGGCTGGGCCAGTCATCGCGTTTTGCTCTGTCGATCACGCCCTGGACCGATCCTGGCAGGCCGCTTAATTCTTTAGCGCTATAGTAATAGGTTTTACTCATAGCGGGCCGCCTTGCGCCATAACTTCCAGGCTTTGGATGCGCTCGTTGATTTCTTTAATAGTTTGCTCTTTTAACAGGACCAGGCGGCCGATCTCTTGATTAATGGCCTCTTTGCCATAGGCGACCAAGCCGCCGCGTTTTTCGGCCATCCAATCGGTTAATTTTGATGAGCTGCAGACTTCTTCTAAGACTGGCGCCAGCCATAAGGGCAGGGCGTGATCGATGCGAGACGGGCTCGCGTAGCCGTCTAGCATGTTTTTGGTGATTTCTTTGCCGGCCTTGCGTGACAATTCGGCGCTGATCGCATAGCGGTCGGCGAAACCGGAATCGGCCAAAATTTCGCTGATTAAAATAGACGATTCACGGGCGTAGCGATTATCTCCGGGCTCCAGACACTGCGGCTCTGGAATTTTGAACAGTTCGATTGTAAATCCGTCTTTATGATTAAACATTATAAAATCCTCTCCTTGCGGTTTGCGTATATACTGTTACTAAGCCCAGACACTATTGATAATTAAACTCTACGCGGCCGGCGGCCACGGTTAGGCAGACCTTGATCGTCATAGCGCGAGGGCCAGATTTCCTGGGGGTTAACGCCGATCTCGGCCGCGATAATGCGCTCGCCTTTTGGATAGGGCGCACTGATCGCATTGCCCAACGTATAAGGGCTTAGTTGGTGGTGGATAGAAAGTCGACGCAATGACCAGCCTTTTTTTCTAAGGGCGGCCACGATGTCGGCAGGGTGCCATTCTGTTGGACTGGTTTTTTTAAACTTGTTTAACTGGTTCATGCGCTAAAGATTAGTTCTAAAAATCTATATCGTCAAGCGCATTAGATCTAATAAACAATGACTTTAAACTTTATTGCTTTTTTGCTTTAAAGTTTCTTTAAAGTTTAACGGTGATTTTTGGGTTAACTTTGGTTTATTTATTGTGAAAAAACAAAGGGATAATGGAACTTTAAAGCATAATGACGCGGACGAGCTACAACTTGAAAGTTTAAACGGTAAACTTTCAAGTTCTGACGGTGCTGATCTGGAATTTATCGCACGGCTGGAAGTCTGCGCCGATTTGGTCGGTAGTGTTAACGCACTAGCGAGAGAGGCTGGAATTTCTCAAGGCGGAATTAGGCGCTATTTTTCCGGCGGCGAGCCAACTAGGCCCATATTAATCGCTATAGCTCGCGCGGCAGGTGTAAATTTTTCATGGCTGGCGCTGGGCATTGGTCCAAAGTTTCCAGGCAAGAGAGAGGCGGCGTCAAGCGCTATTGAATCCGACAATTATGTTTATATACCTTTATATGATGTTCGCGCCTCGGCCGGCCATGGCGCCTGGAACGATAGCGAAAATATCAAGGACAGTTTAGCTTTTAGACGTCAATGGATAGAGCACGAACTGAACGCAACGCCAGACCGACTTTGCCTGATCTATGTCATGGGTGAATCGATGGAACCAACACTGCACGCCCATGATGTGGTCTTAGTGGATCGATCAATCAAAGAGCTGGCTGGTGACGGCATTTATGTTATGGTCATGGACGGTCGTCTATTGATTAAGCGCCTGCAAAGTCTACCTGGCAAAAAAATAAGTGTGACCGCTGATAATCCGGCATATAAGCCATTTATCATTGATGACAATTTAGATAGTCCTGACCTTTATCTTGTCGGTAGAGTGGTTTGGGCCGGGCGAAAATTATAAAATCGTTAAATTTTCATACATTTAACGACTGTATAAACAAAAATGGCCTGTTTTTGTTGGTTATGCGATTGAAAAATTCAAAAATGGCATTATGGACAAAACAAATGCAAAATTTTTGGCAAATTTTGCGAATTATTTGCAAAACGCAAAAAAAGGCAAAATTGCCTGATGCCTGTCATTTCGCTATGTTGGGCCATGTTTCGAATAGTTTCGCTTTGGACAAACATACTGCTAATTCACAGCGCGCTGTAGGTTTGCGCGATATTTGGCACAGGTTTTAATTGCAAATAATGCAGTTTAATTATTCATTTGAAGCATAAAGCTGCCATCAAATTTCAATCACTTCCACACTCAGTTCCGGCGCTTCGCCTTGAATCTGTCCGAACTGCACAAACGCCTGGCTGTCGAGCGAGACCGATTGGCCACACGCTTTAATCAAGCAGCCATTCGGCAGTTCAACAGTGCTGGTGCCGTCGGCGTTATGTTCAAAGATGGTAATGATCAACAACGGATCTTTGGGCAGCAGGCCGATAAATTCTCTAAAAATAGAGTAGTTATCCTCTAGTCCCCAGGCTCTGCCGGGGGGAGGCTCACAAAGTTTGACAATTACGGGAATCATCGAAACTCTCCTAATCTGTGAATCGCCTTGGTATCGGATCATATGCATATTCTGATTTCAATCCCACCCAAATACTCGGTGTCGCAAGCAGTCGGCTTCATTAAGGGCAAAAGTGCAATAGCTATAGCTCGCTACGTGGGGCGAAAGAAAAACTTCATAGGACAGAGTTTCTGGGCGAGAGATTTATATTACGTTTCAACGGTAGGCAAAGATGAGGAGACCGTCCGTGAGTATACCAAGCCTCAGGAAGAAGAGGATGGGCGAATTGAACAACTGAAAAAATCGAGACATCCGAAACATCCAATGACCTAA